TAATAATATTTGCTGATAACGAAACATTATACGTAGATAGTAATGCTACAGGAACTGAATTATGGTCTATAATTCCAACTAATGACTATGGAAATGACTTAGTGTATTTAAAATTTGTAGGAAACCCTATTTCTAATCTTATAGCACATAACTTTAAAACAAGAGTATTAGCTGATTTAGGAATAATAGAAGGGGAAGCTTTTTTAAATGCAATTTTATTAGGTTTAGTAGATTCAAATGATTATTCATATTACTATACAAATCCTTTTTACATTACATCTTTAGATGAAGATAGATGCACTAAAATAGAATATAAGAACTCATTAGATGAAATTAATCAATCAATAGGATTGAAATTTTGGTTTAGACAGAAATCAAGACAATCTGAACTAACTACTTATTATGAATCATCAACAAAGAATACAGTTACTCAAGCTGTTAAAACGCATAATTTAGAGATGTATGAATCAGAGTTTATGAGCATTGATGATTTAATATTAACAGCAACTATATTAGAAAGTTCTTATCTATATATAGGTACTACAAGATATAGTTTATTTGAAGCTATTAAGATTCCTGAACTAACACAACAAGAGAACTTTGGAAAGCTAAAATTCACGTTAGCTCCAAATAATTAACTAAAAAATAACTAACTTTACAAAAAATAATTATGGCACAGCAATTTATAGATTTTGGAAATAGTACTCCTAATAATGGAGATACAATATTTGATGCTTTTTCAAAAGTAAATTCAAATGTAACAGATTTACAAACAGCAATAATAACTTCCTCTGATTCAGTTTTTAATGAGGTTAAAGTAGGTAAAGGAGCAGGAAATATATTGACTAATACTATAGTCGGTAGAAGCGCATTAGCTTTAAATACAACTGGCTTACGAATTGTATCATTAGGAAATCAATCATTACCTGTTAATACTACAGGAAGTTATAACACTGTTATTGGAGATAGTTCAGCATTTAATAATACTACAGGTTCATATATTACAGCAATAGGGCAAGGTGCTTTGTCTAATAATACTATTTTTAATAATATTATCGGATTAGGGTTCAATAGCCAAGCAACAGCTTCAAATCAAATTAACTTAGGAGATGCCGCAATAACTTCTTTACGTTGCAATGTGCAAGTAATAACATCATTATCAGATGAAAGAGATAAGAAAGATATTTTAGAAATTAGCGAGGGTTTAGATTTTATTTCTAAATTAAAACCAGTGACTTTTACTTGGAATCAAAGAGATGGAAATAGAGTTGATGTAAAATCTGCTGGTTTCATTGCGCAAGATTTATTAAAACTTCAAAATGATTCATTGATAGGAGAAAATTTAGATTTAGTTTCTGAAAATGACCCTAATCAATTAGAAGCAAGATATGCAAATCTTATGCCAGTAATGATAAAAGCAATACAAGAATTAAATGAACTATTAAAATCAAAATAATGGTAGAATTTCCAAACATAGAACATTATAAAGGAGATACGTTTAGAGCAATTCCAATGCAAATTAAATTTAATGGTATTGCAATAGATATTACTAACTATATAATTACAATGCAATTAAAAAAAGAAATTGGAGGAGTTCCTTATTTAACTCTATCTTCAATAGCTAACGCAGGTATAACTATAGTTAATGGTATTATAGGTATATTTGAGATTAATGAACAAATTATAGATATAAAATCAGGAACTTACATATACGATATTGAGTTTAATGATAATAATATAATAGATACATATATAAGAGGGAGTTTTAATATAATAGGAGATGTAACAAATGGATAATATAATTGATATAAATATACCGCAATCTATGAAATCAGTATCATTTGATGTGCAACCTAATTATACGGTTGTAAATGTAAATAAAGTATATGGTAATATACAAAGCGGTAATCTTCAAGACGTTACTGATTTAGGTTATACAACTGATAATCCAATTATGGCTAATGCCTTTATAAAATCTGGAGGATTATCTTCGGAATATTTAATGGCAAATGGCGAAAGTTCATTAGGAATAACTAAGACTTCTCAATTAATAAATGATGGAGATAATGGCATTAGTCATTTTATATCACTAGAAGATTTACCTGCTAACTTAATTTTATATCCTACTAATGTACCAAGTGGTATAGCAGGTTATTCTAAATTAGTAAACAATATAAATGACCCAAGTTATAATACATTAGCTGTAGCTATTCCAACAGGAACAATAGTATCTACTAATCAATTTATAGCAGGGTTAATAACCTCAGCAGGAGTATTAGTAGGAAATCCCGGTCAATTTAATATTACTACAATTGGTAATATAATGAAAACTTCAGGTAATGGAGATGCGGAGTTTTATTTTGAAATATGGAAAAGAACGAATGCTGGAACTGAAATATTAATAGCTACATCAGGAGCGACATTACCTGTAGTTAATAGCGGATATGCAGAATTTAGCGCAAGTGCTTTATGGAATGATGGTACTTGGTTATCTACTGATTACGTAGTAATGAAATTTTATGGCAGTCATATTCACGGAGGAAGTAATCCAAGCTATAACTTTCAATTTGGGGGTTCTACTCCTGTTAGGACATTAGTACCTGTTCCGTTTACAGTTATTCCAAATATAAGTATAACTAACTTATTAGATTCAAACTATGCGATTTTAACAAATGATAAAATAATTGTTACTAGTATTGCTTTAACATTACCTAGAGTAGTTACTTTGCCTTTAGCAAATTCTGTAAATTCAGGTTACGAATTAATAATAGCTGATTTCATAGGAACAGTTACTAGTACAAATACATTGACTATTTCTAAATTAGGTTCTGATACTATTAACGGAATTAATACAGTAGTTATTGGAGCAAGTTATGGTATGAGAAGGTTAATTTCAGATGGTATTAGCAAATGGTCATATGATGGCGGAGTTATGCGGATTTCTGATTATAATTTTAAAACTAACCAACCTATAACAGCTAATATTAATGGAAAATTAACAAGTACTACAACCGATTTAGTAAATAGAAAATATGGTTATACGTTAAGCGATGATTTTGTAACTTTATTGTCTAATAGCATATGGTCTAGGTCTACTATATTATCTGGTACTGGCGCATCTCAACCTTTATTATTAGATGAAAATCACATTGGTGTTTTTTCTTTTGGCTCTTCAGTTACTACTAATAGTGGATATTATATTATCAATTATGGAAGTGCAACAACTGCTAATTTATCTAAATTAATTCCAAATTTGCAAACCGATTTGATTTTTAAATTACCAGTAACGGTAAATTCATTAACTACAATTAGATTTGGATTTACAATAGGTTCTATAACTTCTACCGATGCTGTTTCTGGTGCTTATTTTGAAATAAACGGAAATTCATTAGTTGGTAAAACAGCAAGTGCTTCTGTTAGAAGTAGTACGAGTGTTACAACATTAACCGCTGATGTTTGGTATCATCTAAGAGTTACGGTAGTTTCAACTTCATTAATAAAATACGACGTGTATCTTATGGATGGAACGTTATTCAGTACCCAAACTTTAAGCACAAACATTCCAACGGTTGCGTTAAATAGCATATTAATAGCCACTTGTTCAGATGTAGTAGTATCACAATTAGCTATCGTAGACTATATAGGAATTACATTTCCACCAATGATTCGTGGAGCATTAAATTAAAAAATTATGATAAAATACAGAATGATTTTAGAAGATGGAAGTTGGATTGAAACTATTGATTTAGCTGAAGCAGAATTACAAGGAAATTATATAATTATTAACGAAGAATAAAATGAGTTTACTGACAAAAGCATCTCTAATATTAACTCCAAATGCCTATAAAGCAAATAAGTTATACTCAATTGTACCTTCAAGTGGATTAGGAGATATGACAATTACTAGGTCATCGCCTTATGCTACTAGAACAAATAGTTATGGAGTTATAGAAAATATAGGAGCGAATATACCAAGGTTAAATTATGATAGTATTGGAGGAAATCCATATATTTTAATTGAACCTCAGAGAACTAATTTATTATTAAATAGTGCTACTTTAGCAACGCAATCAGTAACTACAACTGCTACTTCTTATGTTATTTCATTTTATGGAACAGGCACAGTTGCATTAAGCGGAGCTTATGTTGGAACATTAGTAGGTATAGGAACTTCAACAAGAGTTACATTGATATTTACATCAACCGCATCGCCTTTGGCACTAACAGTTAGTGGAAGTTGTACTAATGCACAATTAGAAGCAGGAACCTTTTCAACATCTTATATTCCAACTACTTCTTCAGCAATAACAAGAAATGCAGATATAATAAGTAAAAGTGGAGCTACTAGTCTTATTGGACAAACAGAAGGAGTTTTATATTGTGATTTTATATATAATCATACTCCAAATAACTATCCATCAATTGTTTTATTGGGAACTGCTACTGATAGTATTTATATTTCTGTAGGTATAACAGGATTTTATTATATTGGAGTTAAAAAAGCAAGTGTAAGTCAATTAAATTTTAATAGTTATCCTTTACCCACAATAGGAACAAGAAATAAAGTAGCTATATCTTATAAAGATAGTAATATAAAAGTTTACATTAATGGAGTTTTAAGATTTACTCAGCTATCAGGAACAATACCAACTTGTGATGTAATTAATTTAAGAGATTTAACTTGGGGTGGAGAATATCCTTTAAATTCAGTTCAATTATATAAAACTCAATTAACAGATGCAGAATGCATAACACTAACAACTTTATAATAAATATTTAGTATATTTGTAAAAAAAATATTATGGAAAAAGAACAAGCATTAGAAGTATTATTGAAAGTAGCTGAATTTGCTCAATCAAAAGGAATTTTATCTTTAAAAGATGCGATAATTGTAGCTCAAGCAGTAGAAGTATTAAATATAATAAAAGAATAAAATGAAAACGTTATCAGCACTTACAATAGCTATTACATTATTTTTAATGCCAATATCAGGATTACTTTTTACTATGATAGCTTTTGTAGTTCTTGATACGTTTATTGGAATTTATGTTTCTGTCAAGCTAAATGGATGGGAAAGTTTTAAATCCACAAAATTCTTCAATTTAGTCGTTAAATCGTTCTTCTATTTAGCGTCTATTATTATGGCTTATTTTCTTGATAAATATATGTTAGACGGCTCTTTTATGGGTATTAAATTATTATTATCCAAGGCTATGACCGCAGTATGGATTTTTAATGAAGTTAATTCTTGTGATGAAAATTCAATGAAATTAGGAAATAAAAGTATTTGGGTATTATCGAGAGATTTAATAACCAAATTAAAAACATTAAAAAAAGATTTAAACGAACTAAAGGACTAATGAAATTAGATATAAACGGAATTAATTTAATAGCAGAATTAGAAGGACTTAAATTAAAGGCATATAAGGATTTAGGTGGTATTTGGACTATCGGTTTTGGAAATACATTTTATGCTGATGGTTCAAAAGTAAAAGAAGGAGATGTAGTTACAAAAGAACAAGCTTACTATTTATTTCACTTAATAGCTACAAAGTTTGAAAAAACAATTAACGATAATGTTAAAAAACCATTAACTCAAAACCAATTTAACTCTTTATTTTGTTTTTGCTATAACTTAGGTCAAACTGCATTTATAAATTCCACTCTTTTAAAATTAGTTAATATAAATCCAACTGATGCTAATATAGCTAAAGAGTTTTTAAAGTGGAATAAAATAGCAAGAGTAGAGTCTAAGGGATTAACTAATAGAAGGATTAAAGAATCTGCATTATATTATACTAAAATATTATTTGTTTTATTCTTATTAACATCTTGTGGTACTCGTAAGGTTCAAAAATCTGATACAACAGAAGATATTAAAGCAGAAGTAAACGTAAAGGTTGAAAATAATATTAAAAAGTCAAGTGATAGCTTTACGGAAGTAGTAGATAATTCTGAAATTATAACAATTGAAGCAATTGATACTATTAATCCACTCATAATAGGTGGTGTAACATACAAAAACGCACGTTTAAGCTACGTTAAAAATAAAATAAGAACTAATACTACATCTAAAGAAACAGTTGTAGATAAAGGCTATACGAAGGTTAAGGAACAAATTAAAGTAAATAAGGAACAGATTAAAGTAAATAAGGAACGTACTACTAATCCATTATTGTATTTGATATTTCCATTAGTTATAGGTATTATGCTTATATTTGGTAAAAAATTCTTATAATATGAAAAAAAATTCAAATAGAAGATATAGATTAGATAATTCTACAGCCAAAAAGATTGGTGCTACTCTAAATAAGAGTAATCGCTATATGATTAGTGCTTCTCAAGAGAAGAAACTTATCAATATAAAAAAAAAATAATGAAAAAAAACGACGAAAGAAGGTATCGATTTAGTTTTCAAATTGCAAATAAAGTAGGAGTAGTCATAAATAAAAGTGGTAGGTATCGACTTACTAGAGAACAAGAAAATAAATACTTCGATATTGTTCAAAACCAAGAGCATATTAAAAGGCTTTTCTTCGATATTGAAACTTCACCAAATATTGTTTACTCTTGGAGAACTGGTTGGAATCTTACTATTCATCCTGAGAGTATAATAGAAGAACGTAAAATTATCTGCATATCATATAAGTGGGAACACGAAGATAAAATCCACAGGCTTACTTGGGATAAAAATATGTGTGATAAGAAAATGTTACAAGAATTTATATCGGTGGCTAATAAGGCTGATGAAATGATTGCTCATAATGGCGACAGATTTGATATTAAGTGGATTAGAACACGATGTATCTATCATAGAGTACAAATGTTCCCTGCTTATAAAACTCTTGATACATTAAAGAAAGCCAAGTTCGGATTTTTATTCAATTCCAATAAATTGGATTATATCGCTCAATATTTAGGAGTTGGAGCAAAAGTTAAGCATAGTGGATTTGATATGTGGAAAGAGGTTATGAAAGGTAATCCTGATGCATTAGAAGAAATGGGTGTTTATTGTGATGGAGATATAGTTGTATTAGAGGATGTTTATTTGACAATGCAGAACTACATTAAACCAAATACTCACGCAGGAGTTATAAACGGAAATCTAAAATATTCTTGTTCTGTTTGCTCAAGCGAAAATACCAAATTACTTAAAAATAATGTTACTGAATTGGGAACTATCAAAAGACTAATGGAATGTCAAGATTGTAACCACGTTCACGAAATTAGTAATTCAGCTTATAAACTTCATTTAGAAATGAAAGATAAGTATTAGTTGCCTCGGTAGGATAGTAAAAAAATTAGTTGCCTCGTTGGGTGTAAAAAGAATAAAACCCCACTAACATTTATGTCAGTGGGGTTTCTTTTTTAATGAAGTTGTAGGGGTAAAAAACCACACTCATAAGTACTCATTCCCTATTCTGCCCGATAGGACTTAGCGTTCGTGAGAAGCCAAATTTCTCCAACACCTGTTACTATACATATTTGACATCAAGTAACCGTTGATGTTGTAGAAGGACTCGAACCTTCATCTACGCTTTACCGAGCGTATGCTACCATTACACCACACAACAAACTTTATATGGCAGTTCAGTTAT